GCCGCCTGCAAAGTACAGGCCAGTCTCATTGGTGGCACCACCAGCCAGCGTGCCAGCCACCTCCAACGAGGTGCCCGACATGTAGATTTCGGTGACGCCTGTGACCGTGATAGCCATTGACTACCCCACAGTGCTAGAGGTTTTCGTAGTTACGTTCGAGAGCAGCAACCAGCGAGAACGACAAGCCGGTAGCACGAGTGATCGTACCCGTAGCCTCAACATACTGGGCGGTGCCCAAACCTAGCGCACGGACAGTCACAACCGCGTCAGTAGCAGCAGTACGGCCACCCTGAACGTTGTTGTCATAGTCGAAGTCGAACGCAGTGTTCGTCTGAGTGATGTTCCCCGTAATGTCAACCACACTGTTATCGTCCACCAAAATGGCGTCAGGAGTGTCAATCGGGTTCTCATCAAAGTTGACCGTAGCGGCAGCAACCGACACGATAGTCACACCGTCATACCTGGCCACGTCGATGGCAGCCGCCGTAGGCGTGCCCGAAGCCAAGTAGACTCCGTTCATAGCAGCATCCCCAGCAGTCAAACCCGAGATGGTAATGTAATCGCCCGAAGATATGACCGGTAGGTTAGAACCGGCAGACGAAATCACATCGGTGCCCGAAGTGAGAACAAAGTCGGTGACCGAAGTACGAGTCGTATAGGTGAAGAACATGAAGTACTCGGCAGGCCCGGCGTCGTTGACAAGGTTGTCGTTCGATACGATGTTCCCAGCAGCGACAAACGGGAACGTCCGCTCAGTACCAAGATTGTCCACGAAGACGAGACTGTTCGTGTCGTTCGTGTCGAACCCTTCGATCATCACACCGTCAGTAGTGCCCGTGTTCGGGTTCGTGATGATCTTAGTCTTAAGCGTATCGCCCGACCACTCCAACAGCTCAGGAGCGGCACGGCCGATAATGACCGCAGCAGAATCGTCCATGTCAGTCAGAAGACGCAGCGACCGCTGCACCTTCTCATAAATCTCAATGAGAGTAGCCACAACCGGTGTAGCCCGCTGGAGCGAGTAGGAGATAGCCGACTCAGTAGCAGTGAATGTGCCGCCGTTGATGGTTACAGTCGTAGCAGTAGTCGAAACAATGTTGAACGTTGCTGCCTCGTCGGTCCCCTCATGGATAGTGAGAGTACCAGAGTCGTAAGTGGACGTGGGTATGCCACCGTCAGCCGAGGTCAGCACCGTACCGGCAGCAGAGAACGAACCGTCGATACCCGAATGGGTACCAACGTCGATCACCACACCGAAATCACGGCCAGTAGCCGAATCGACATCCTTATTGTAAACGCCGTCGAAGAACTTGACATCAATCTGAGTGTACGGAGTGTTAGCATCAACGTTCGCGTCGGTCTCAAGGATCTTCAAGTCGGTGACGTTCGTCAGACCGAAACGTTCCACCTTGTTCGACAGAGTAGTGACACCAGCGTCGGCCAGAGCCGACTGGGCGAAAGACTTACCGTTCGTGTCGCCGTCACGGACACGCAACGACATCTTGAAAGAGCTACGGTTGTCCACTGCGAGCTGCACAGCAGTGTCAACCTCAGAAGTAAACGGGGTACCCGTCACCGTCAAGGTCAGAGCAGCAACAGCGGTCAAAACGAAGGTGCCGTCGTTGCCGCCAGTGGTGGCCAGACGGGTAGTGACCGCACCGCCAACCTTGTAACCGTCAGTGATGAACGAACCGGAAGCGCGGGTGATAGTAGAAGTAGAAGCGAAATCGCAGGTAGCCGGGTTGCCCAGCTCCTCGAAAGTTTTCACCGGCTCATTCACAGGGCCGGCATACGTAAAGTCAACGGTGTCGTCCACGAGGACGTCAGTGCCGAACTGGTAGTAGGCGTTGTCGTTGACCGAATCCTCGAACGTGCCCAGAGATACAGCACCGAACCACTGTTGCGTCAGAACCGAAGAAGCATCCAACTCCGACCAGCCGGCTGTACGTACAAGCTTCCGAGAAGCCAACGTAGAGAGGGTCCAGTCGTCTACGAACTCGTATGACTCGTCCGTGATAGCGACCATCGGGAAAGGATGAGGAATCAGCAGTGCATCCGACTTCCACTCTTCCTTCAGGAACGAGTAGAGGGCCTGCATGGTCACACCATCAGCAGACAGGTTACCGGCCACAGCAAGGACAATCGTCCGAGGTCCGGTAGCGATTGTTACTTCTGTCGCCTGATTCAGGTCATCAGGATCGGTGATTAGGGCCACAGTTTATCTTTCTGCTCTTCGTAGGAAACCGTCTCTCATAACAACATCACATTCGAAGAGATCATTCCACGACAAGGGCCCCCAATAGGGGGCCCTCGCCGAGATAATTCACCCCCGGATAGGGACTACTCTTTAGTTTGCATGCACCACGAACGAATACGACTGCGATGCAGGGTCGATTGCCCCAGCGGATGGGTTAGTCACAGCAAGTGTGATAACATCAACCGCGGCAATGTATGCCTGCGCCGACAAGCCGGCTTCGAGAGCAGTAGCAGAAACAGTTACAGGATCTCCGACCTTGGCCCCAGGGGCCGCAGTCGTAGCGTCAGTCACCGTAGCGACTGCCGTGATGTTGCCCACGTCGATGGTGGCGGTAACAAAGATTTTGCTACCGGAACTCATCTAGTTGGCTCCAATCGAAGATACTGAGAGCATTCGGTACGAGGCTGCGCTACGGAATTCACCGTGGCCGAGGTAGGCGTGCCAACCAAGTGGCATGAACCTACGCAGCTTGTCAGTTACCGGGCCAGGCACAATGTGCGGCTCGATAGAGACTGCCTTCGCAAACGCTTGAGCGCCGAAGAAGTTCGTAGTGTATACGTCCTCCGTGGTCGTACCACCGTCAACATTAATGTCACAGCGGCTGGACTCGGCAAACTCGAAGCCTGCGAAAGAACCGATAGAACTGTTTTGAATTGCGGGCAGATTCTGGCGAATCGCCGAGGCGAGCCATGCGGCATCGCCTGTCTCCGACTTCAGGTCATACGCTGTATTCGGGTGAATCAGCGACATGTACTTGTTCCCCGAGAACGGCATGACGTTATTCGACGCCAACAGGGCACGCATTTGGCGCACCTTATTAGCAGTGAGAACGTCTGCCACGAGCAGGGAACCCTCAGGACCATCATCGACAGTCATCTGCGTGCCAGCGCCATCAACGCCAGTAGCAGCAAGAGTGTCAATAGAATCAGTGAGGTTCCAAGATACAAGACCTGCGACATCAGCATCAAAACCGATCAGAAAACTGTCGGTCCTAATCTTGATAGTCACGAGCACTGCGTTACCCTTTTCAGCAGGGGTCACGGTAATTTGCGAATCGGCAACAGCAACAGCGTCAACGTCCACTGTCTCAGAGAGAGTGGCGGTAGCTGCGGCCATGTCGGTCCACACCGTGAACTTCACAGGGTTACCAGGCGACGTTACATCGCCGGGCTTCACCGTGTACACAGAGTCGAAGACGGCCCCCGCACGAAGTGCGAGATAGGCAGACCGCTGATAGGCGGTCAGTACCTGGCCAGAAAGTGCAGTGGTAGTCGTAAAAGCATCAGCCATTTACGAGATCACCCTTTCAAACCGTCTACAGTTGCGGCTATGAAAGTTCGTCGGTCTCCGCCATTATCGCAACGATATCTTCCAGAGTCTCTGTCTCGCCGAGCCGTGACATGACATTGCCCTCCTGTGCGGAGGCTGCCTCGTTCACGGCGTCACCGGCAGTGACTACCTTCTCAAGATCGTTGGCGTCGGCTTCGGGGGAGTTGTCCCCGTCGCCTTCAGGCTGAGAAACTGACTGGCCGTAAGGTATGCCAGCCGCTTCGAGAGCTGCCTTCACTGATTCCTCAGTGGGCTCACCCTCGATACGTCCGTCCAAAACTTCTGGGCTGAGAGATGGCAAGCCAAGGTCGATCAACGCTTCCTTAACTGCTGAAGTCCGACCGCCCTTAACGGTCTCTTCCAGCTCTGCGATTCTGGCCTGGTCGATCCTAGCCTGCTTCGATAGCTGATTAGCTACCTTGCGGACCTGGGTCATCACCGGGCCGTCGTCGTCTGACACCTGCTCAAGTACCTCATCTATCCTGTCGAGCGCACTCGTGACGTCATTCATAGGTTGTACCTCCTGTAGATACTCGCCCGGCCGGAGAAGCCTGGCGGTCTGTCTGGCCATTAGGTGACCGAATCCTGTGTTGCCGCCATATCGCTGGCGGCGGTCGCATCTAGCACAACCCTACATAGCGGAAACGTATTCCCAGAGAGCTAAACTATAGCGGTAACGCTATAGATGTGATAAGTGCAACGTTCAAAGCTATTGCTTGCATTTAGGAACGAAACTGCAAGGTATAGCTATGATTCATCAAACCGGCCGGTTGATGAACTATCCGCCCTCAGGCGCCAAACCGCGCAAACCAGGACGAGTCGGCCTGCCACCCTGGAAGTCCACGAACACGTTCCGCTGCTGATCGTCAGCCAACCCCAACTCGGTAGCAACCTCGCCGGCCTTCAAATTGATCTCAGCCGCACCCATCTCACCGAAGTCCAAACCTGCGCCGGCAGCCAACAGATGATCCACAGACAGGCCGCCCTGACGCAGCCCCTCATCGCCCAAAGCGATAAGCTGGTTCGCCACCGTACCCAACAGTTGCTGCGCCTCCTGAATCGACAAGGCAGTCTGGCCTGCTAGGTCGTCAATCTGAGCTCTAGTCAACGTGACGTTCTGCTGCTCTGCCGCCCACTGCAACGAAGCACCCTCAACCAGATCAGACAACTCGGCGTTCGTATTGCCAGCCATGATGTCAAGCCAGTCGTCAAACGTGATCTCAGTACGGATGCTGTTCCCGTCAGCATTCGTGTACTCCGACAGGGCATGCATGAAATCGAGGTTCGTAGTAGCCATCTGATAGACAGGGGCGAACAGGACAAACTCTGAATCGTCAATGCCATCATCCAACATGCCGCCGATAGTAGACGAGAACGAACCGTTCTCATCTTTCTCATAACCCAACGCCTCCAACCAGGGAGACACGTTGTTCACATAAGTCAAATACTCGCCCTCAGGGTCAGCCGACGAACCGAAAAAGTTGTCGATACCAGGATACAGCACATCCTGATAGAAGCTCGTATTACGAACCTCACCCTGTATGAACTCGGCAGACCAGCCGAACACGGCAGCAGACCCCAACAGGGCCTGTATCTCAGGGTCATTGTAGAACTTGCCCAACACGGTAGGATCTGTTATCCCCAGTTCGGTAGCAGACTGGCGTACTGCCTCGTCAATCATCACCTGGAGGGAACCGGTCATTCCGATCAGGGTGCCGGCAGAATCGGTGACAAACACGTCAGCCGAATTGTACCACTCTTCTGTCTGCTGTTCGAAAGACGTCTCGGTGAGAAAGTTGTCGCCGTGGACCTGCTGTACTTGTTCGATGCTGTCATACGTGTACGTGTAGAATCTGCCCGAACCGGCAGGGTACTCGTAGGATTGGACCCACACGTCGTCTGCGTCCTTGCGTTTGATGAGGGTCAGCGTGCCACCGCCCAGGATGCCGGTGCCGGCACCATCAGAAGGTATGGCAGGAGACTCATCTACGGGCGCCTCCACGGCGGCTACCTCTTCTTCCACCACGGGATCTACTACAGGATCTACTACAGGATCTGTCCCACCGCGAGGCGGGTTGATCGGATCTGTGTCAGGGTCCACTCGGCCGCTAGGCGGCGGAGGCGGAGCGTTGAGAATAGACGAATCTTCTAGAACATCGTCCGCGTCGAACCCTTCAATCGTCAAACCCATTATCTCACCAGCCTTCCGGCGGCTGACGCCGCATCTCTGAACCGGTCAACGAGTGCGACTGAACGTCGGCCCGCAACCGTCTGACGGCCTTCAGCATTTCCAGCGACCGCATCTCCTGATGCGCCAGCCGTAGCGAGGTCGATAGAGGCAGCCCCCACATCAGCCTGGTGTAGACCAGCATTAGCGAGTGCTCCTCTGTAAGAGGGCAGCCACTGGTCGTCTTCGATGTCGTCGGGACGGAGCTTGTGGATGGTCTTATATTCTGAGTATCCGCGGATGACTTCTTTGACTTCTTCGGCGGGGGACGTGTACTGTCCGGGCTGGTCATAGTTTTTCCGATGGGCCGACTTGTAAGCTTCACGCAGCATCTTGATGCGGGCAGTGTCTTTGTTGCCGATCATGTTCATCATGAGCTGTCCGATGGCGTCATCGACCTCACGGTCGTCTACACCCTGGTAGGGTGCGCGGGTACGGCCAGTTCCCTGCTCGGCTTCTTTGGTCTGTTTGTCGATGAAGTCTTTGTCTTTTTTGTCTTGGATGGCTTGTTGTTCGCGGACCATCCGAGGAGGGGCAGCGTAACCGAACGTTGACTCCCCTTCTACAACCTGACCTTTCGTTCCCGTACCGCCAGTGTCCCGTTGAGTGGGGTCTTGACGCCGGCCAGAGCCGCGACCCTCTTCATCTATCAAATACTCCGGGCGGGTAATACCTTGTTCTTCCGTCCCGTCCAACAATAGGTCTAGAGCCGAACCCGTTCGGGTGTTGCCCGTTGACCAAGTTTGCGTCTGCGGGTCGCGTTCGATTAGCGTCTGCCACAGGTCTTCGAACCCGCGGGACTCTGCCGTCCGCTCATAAAGGCCGGTCTCTTGATTGTATATCGGGAAGCCGTCTTCGTCTAAAGCCAAGGTAGTATGGAAAACAGAGTAGAACGAATCGAACCCGGTGATATCAGGTCTGGCTTCGATATCTTCTTTGACGCCCGGCGCCGGCTGCGTACCAGCAGCCTGTCTCCAACGTCCAGTGACAGGGCCCTGATTGATACCAGAACCCAAACCCAACGACTGTGTAGGGTCAAGCGTGACCTGCTCTCCACGCAGGGCAGCGCCGACTTGCTGATTGGGAACCCACACATACCTGTGTGACCCTGGGGGGTTCATCCACTGGCCGCTATCATAGAACGGTTCAGCCGCCACGAACCCTTCGTTCAGCCAATAGCCGTAATGGTCGGGATCGACCATAACCTGTGCGCCCGTTGCAGGATCGACAAAAGCCGTACCCTCAGGGTAGAGGCCCATCAGTTCTTCTTCTGTTAAGGCAGCCGGATCTAATCCTCCGAACCCTATGGGCTCTTCTGGTTCTTTAGGAACAACCGAAGACTCGGCGCCCCTCTTCGGCACCCGGCTGCCACGAGGAGCATCGGTAATCGTCCAACCGACACTCTCACGAGCTTCCACCTGTTCGGGTGGTACGTAAACGGGTTCGTCGCCGCCAGGCGGCATCATGTAAGGCATTACTTACTCCAACACTCTCATTTACCCTAAGCTTCCGAACGAATCACCATAGAACAGCCGGGCCAGCACGGCCGGCACATACGACTCGTCGTACATGTTGATACCAAGATACTTGTAAGCTTCCCTCACGCGGGCATCCTGACCCCACCGTTCCGTCTCCTGGTTCCTCAACATGAGGAACAACTGCTGACCCAGCTCAGACTTCGGGCCCTTATCGACCGCTTCCAAATGTCCCATGATCGCATTCACACCCTCAACGGCAGGCTCCAAAATGCCTGGCAAAGCGCCGACAACCGACAGCCGCTGGATCGGCTGTGCATCCAAATACCATGCCTCAGACCCGCGGCCGGTCTCATGCAGTATCTCCCGCAGCCGCTCATCCGCCTGCTTGTAAATCTTGTTACGGTCCCCCGTCGTCAACATCAGCTCACCCGTAATCGGATTCAACGAACGGTTCAAAGCCGCCGCCTCCGCTTTGACGCGGGCCGCTTCCAAATGGGGACTCATCTCACGTTCCGTCGTCGGCAAATACTGTGCCGCATCCGGGTACTTCTCGACCGTCCGGTCGATCAGATGCTGAGACTGCCAGTTAGGCGGCTGACCGATAGACTTCTCGATCCGCTGCTGCTGCTGCTCAACCGACAGAGAATTCCAATAGCGTTCCTGTTCGGACGGGACGTTCAGGCCAGCCATCTGAGGCGAGTTGATATATGCTGCGTTCTTGAACTGGCGGATCTCCTCAAAGACCTGTGTGCGGGTAGTTGAAGAATCGGCGTCGAACGCCGCATCGTACATGACGGACAGACGCTCATAATATGGCGTCACCACTTCCTCATAATACATTGACAGGAGCCTGTCCCGGTCGTTCTGTTTGAAATCTGTGTCTGCCCGCAACGCGGTCAAACCGTTACGGATCTTTCTAGAGAAATTACCTAACGCTGCATTCAGTTCCCGTTCTTTCTGCGGGTCCAAATCTAACGTGTCGATAGCAGTCAGGATCTCGTCAACCGAATCCAAATACATGTCCATCTGCCGGCGTTTCTCCTGAAGGATCGTCAGCGAATCCTCTTCCTCGAAGGCAGTGTTGCGATGATGCTGGTACTCGCTGTCGTTGAACATGTCGTCCATCGTGTCCAACACGTCGTAACGTTCGTTAGCCTTGTCTTTCAGCGCCTTATAGTCGCGTTGGTTCCAAAGGATAGACACAGCAGAGGTCGTAGGGACGTTACCGAACGTTTCCGCCAACGCTATCTCCAAGTCGGCCGACACGCCGAACCGCTGAATCCGTTGCAATTGGACGCCAGGCGAATAGGCTTCGACCAGGCCCTCTTCGATCTGTTGGAAATGTTCGTCAATCGACGTAAACTCTGGAGGCTCACCCAGTCCAGCCCAGAACGACCGGCCCAGCAGCGAGGCGTAAACGCCAGGATAGTTCTCCCTGAACCATGCTTTCGAAGCCGACCCGGAAGGGTCTTCAAGGAACCGTTCGACCGTAGCGCCGAACCTGATAAGATCCTCTTTGGTTCTGACCTTTGGCGCCCCAACATACTGTCCGGGTTTCCACTCGCCAGCCTGACCGGGAGCATAGCGGGCATCGCCGGCTTCCGCCCATTCGCGGGCCACGTAGAAGTCGCTCCGCATGTCGTCCTCAAAGTTTTTGAACCTGGGGGTGGCGGGCATGACCATGCCCATAAGGAACCTTGTGAGCATCGTCCCCGCAGCGTTGTCGGTGGCACGGGTGAGAATCATCTGGACTTTCTCTTCGATTCTCCGCTGCTGCTCTTGATACTCTACGACTCGCGGGTCGGCTGGGTTGGCGATTTTCGCCAGGTCTTCCTGCGATATGCCGATCTGTGATGCGAGGTAGGCGAGTTGCTGAGATTCGAGCTCCAACTGTGAGAGGAGCCCTTCGTTGGCTTCGAGCTGCGCCAACTGAGATCCTGTTTCCGTTTCCATAGCGAACTGTGATGGCGCGTCGAACGCCATCGGCATGAACCCGCCCTCACCGTCGCCATCATCCAACCAAAGGCCCATGCTGCGGAACAGATGATTGTAGACGTCGGGGACGTAAGCCCACATGACATCGGTTGTGGTCTCTACCCGTTCAAATGGGAAGATGATACGGTCGGTGAGGGTCTTGATGAGGGATGTACCGGGGAGTTGCAGTTGGAGGCCGGCAGGGAGGATCGGGTCGAGCGACCCGTCAACCATGCGACGGTACACTTCATCACCGAGCTCTTCAATGAGGAGGTCTTCGTTCCATCTGAGAACCGCAGATTCGTTGGTCACTTCGTTACGGGCGAAGTAGGCTGTCATCGTTTCCGATTCGGTATCGGAGATACGGTTATCTGCCATAAACGGCAGTCTGTTCTGTATCCGTGCTATGACAGGCTGTATGATCGGCTGACCTCCGACACCCAACTGCATCGTTGAAAGGACACCCCTTGAGTTCGGGTTCATCGGGTTACCGATAGAGATACGCCACTCGTCCTTAGCATTGGCGAGAAGGTTAAGCCCACCAGACTCGTCCTCTGCTGTCATCGGGTCATCGTCGGTGCGGAGCAGACCTGTCAGCGACGACAGATGCTCTATCACTTTGAACGGTGACCTGGCGACTGCTGCCGCCCAACGTGAGGCAGGCAGGGGGGCGTCAGGGTCTAACACCAGTTGCATGGGTCGGTCACCGGAGGCGTCAGGGTCGCCCTCTTCTATCAAGCCCACGTTGCGGAACCCGTCGAATACGCGGTCAAGTTTGCGGAGCATGAACGCATGGCCCATGCCGAGCCCGCCGTTCTCCATCGGGATCTTGTACATCCACGTAGAAGCCACTTCCCACATGGCTGAGAAGAACGGCGACACATCGTTCATCGACCGGAGGAACCGGGGGATCTCCGCCTGGTTGAAATATACGTAGTTGATTCGTTTCCAAGCCATCTCCCTGGCGAGGTCAGAAGCCACTTCGGCAGACATGCCCAGACCGCGGTAATGGTTGAAGTACCGTTGGTTCTGGACGATGAATCCTGGCTGACGGTGCATCCGCTGGGTAAGTGTCTCACCGAAAATCTGTAGAGTCCCGTTGATGGCCTTGTTGAACAGGTTCAGGTCGTCCCGCCGGCCGAACCTTGGATCGAGAACTGTCGCTATGGCATTGGGGAATTGGACGCCCTCAACCTGGGCGTCCGTGACCAATTCGAGGACTTCCTTCTGGAACGACTCATACCGGTTGCCCGAAGAATGTCGTATCTGCCGGGTGTTACCACCCGCAGTCTGAGTTAGGGCCTTCTGGTCGATGATCGAATCGAGCTGCATGAGGCGGCTGTCGCCGCTGATAAGCGGAGAGAAAAGGTTCTCAACGTGAGGTTCGATAATCTCATCGAAGTACCGTTCGACCATCGCCACCGTATCGCCGAGCTCTTCCCATTCGTAATCTCGTGCTACCCGTTCAATATTTCGGCGAAGATCACGGAACGTAGGCGAAGCGATAAAGTCCTGTGCCCGGTTACCGACTTGCACAGAGCCGCCCCGCGTCTTGTCTCGTAGCCGGCGGAGCGCCCACATCGGCGCGTCCTGACCGTCATCGAGCACTTGATGGACCGCACGACCCCAACCTCTCGAATAGGCTTCGAGGGCGGGACCCGACATGTTAGGCGCCCAATGCACCGTATCGTGCGCCCCGTTAGACTCCCGATAGAAGTCGGAGACGAGGGACCGGTTGAGCATTTCGGGGACGTCCATTGAAACGTCCATGTGGGGCGTCAGGCCCCTCTTCTCCATGCGAGCAGCAGAAGTAGTGATGCGGTCTCTACGGCGTAGAACTCGCGCTCCGATAGCGCCCACGTCGTCCAGCTTAAGCGCCCCTCCCCCCGTAAGTTCTTTGGCGAGGAGATGCCCTGCAAGGTCTTGCATGGCGCGAGGGTTGCTCAGAATGCCTTCAGCTTCCGCCAACGCCTTGAAACCCGGTATGAGCTCTTCACCCGCGGCAAGTGCCCCCGCCACATTACGTGACGTGTTAGCGAACGCATTATCGACAATCGACCCTACGGCGTCGATCTGTTTCCCAACACGGGAAGCGTAATGGCGTGAACCGTGGGCGTCCCACAGGGCGCTAACATACATGCCCGGACGTGAAAGGACTGACACCTGCGACATGGACTCAGCACGGATCGTCTCTTCCAAGAGGACACGGCCCGCCCATGCGAACGGGCGGAAAGCGAGCATGGCAATCGAAAACGTCCGTGTCGCTCCACGCCAGCCGGCAGAAGCTACCTGACGGACCTGCGACATGGCCCCTAGGCCGTTCTGTCGGCCTGCGGCTCCGCCAACCACGTCCGCGTATGCGAGATGAACGAGGTCTTCGTCGGTCAGTTTCCTAGCGGACTCGCCTGCCCGACGTTCGTACTGGCGGCGGAGCCGCCTACCAATCTCAGCACGGCGGGTGCGGGTACCCCCCAACAGGCCCTTCGAGAAGGTCAGAGTCTTGGAGGATTGTGAGGTTTGGAACCGGTTGAGCATGCGGAAGAAGTCGTCTCCGGGCAGCGGGAACGACTCGGCCAGGTGAGCTCTTGTGAGCGGCACGGCCACCTTGCCCTCTGCTCCCACACGAGACGATGCCACCATTGCCACTTCGTTGCCGTCGCCGTCGAGTATATACTTCGCAGCGCCATCCTTCGTAGACCAGTTCACGAGCCCATTTTCGAGCAGCGGATGTCCTGCTTCTTCGCCGATGTGGCGCATCGCGTCGTTGATGACATCTATACGTTCAGAAGTGTCTGACTGGACGAACCTGTGTACGAACGTCTGCCTTTGGTTGCGGCTGACGCCGGCACGGGTGAGGAACCGGTTGAGGTCTTCGGCGCCTTCGGCCGCATGGGTGAGTTTGATCGCCCGAGGGGCGCCAGGTTTGAAAGCCGAAGAGATGTTACGGCGGAAATAGGAGCCCCACGTTTTGACGTCGCCCTGAGCGTGCGGTTTCCACGGTCCACGGATGAGAGATCCGATTCCGGTACGGTTCTGCGGCAGGTTGGTGATGACCCATGCTTGCGGGTTGGCCGATTTGGCACGGGTGTGGAGTGCGGTCGCACGGACGGCGTTCAGTTTCTCTCCGCGGAGCACTTTCTCCATCGGGACAGCATCTGCGATGTCTGCCGCTTGAATGCTCATTCGTCTGCCCTGTGCGGTGAGGATTATCCCGTCTGAGCCTTCGAGGGCCTGTTTGCCGGTTGATGCCAGGTACCTTTCGAGCCATACGATTTCGTCTTCGCTGAGTCCTTCCATGACCATGCGGCCAGCGTTGAGGTCGTCTATGTCGTCTACGAAAACTCCGATGTCGCCTGCGAGGTCTCCTGCGGAGGAGGTGCCCCTGTTTGTCAGTCGTGCTGCCACTGCCTGGGCGGCTGTGTCGTCTTGTTTGGCGAGCCATTGTACCGCTTGGGCGAGCCCTTCTTGGTCGAGGACTGCCGTTTCCATGTCAACACGGGTGGCGAGCTTCTGCGCTCCGTCGCCGTTCGCAGTGGTCTTAGTGAGAACTTTCGAACCTTCTTCACCGATATCGTATACGGCCCCGGTCATCGGATGGATGCCCGAATCCAACGAGCCGATACCGATACGTCCATCTTCGGCGGCCTGACGTGTCGCCCTGTCGAAAGCGGCTATAGACTCGTCGTAGTCGCCCGCCAGGGCATTCACGCGGAGAGCTTGAGCTGCATCGTCCGCTTCGGCAAGTTTGCCGGTCATTGCGGCGACGATAGTCTCTCGAATATGTTCAGGGTTTTCGGACTTGACGATAGACTCGCCGAGAGTAGCTATGACAGGTTGGAGTTCGGGGAACTCGTCCATGAGCTGACCAAGGTTGTCGATCTTCGCCATCCTAGCCCACGTCGCCATCGACCTGCCCGAACGGCTGAGGTCATCTAAGTTTTTCGAGAACATTGAGAATGCGAATCGGGAAGTTATGCCTCTCGACATGATCGGCATGTGACCTTGGGCTGTCCTGCCTATCTGAAAGAATGAACGGACACGGCCGTACTGTTCGAGGCGGGGGATGGACCTGGCTGCTTTGATGCCGGTCATGAAACCGGCGACGGCGTTGATGGGGTCGAGGGGCGACAGGTTGGCAGCGAAGTCGATTGCGCCTGACGTGTTTCGCCATGCCGTTTCGTCTGATGGGTCAACGCCGAGAGTGATCGCGGCGTTCTGTCCGATGGTAAAGTATTGTCGGTGAGCGTAATCTTCGGGACCGGCAGACGAGGCCCACAGGCGGGACACCGCACCTTCGACGGCCCTGTAGGGTGCGGCCAACATGGCTCCGAACCTTCCGAACCCGGAAGCTTCCGACCGCATATCTTCTTCGCCTTTAGCCGTAACATTGTACACGAACAAAAGGAAGTCGTCGCGGTCCTCTTCAGTGTCGATCTTCTGATTCCGCAAGTATTCTACGAACAGGGCGGAAGCGTTGTTCCGTTTATCATGACTGAGCGGCATAAGCAGCGACGATATGACGTCACGTTCTTGCGAGCGGAGAGACTTGCCGAATTCGTCCCAGAATGCGCGTGACCCTTCTTCTTGGTCGAGCATGTCCGAAACGGACGCATACGCCCTGAGCGTACCCGAAGTCGCAGTGATACCTACTAACGCTCCTAGGACTTCGCCGCCTATGCCTTCGTTCATGAACCCTGCTGCCGGCGTATTAGTCGTCGCCAAAATCTCAGGGGCTGCTATGAGCAGGGCCTGCTGGTTCATGAGGTTGCCCGTCACGAACGGGTTCAATATTGGTAGCTGATCGAGGGCGGTGGTGACACCCGAGATCGTATTGGATATGAGAGTTGGCGTGCTGGGGGCGGAAGAGATTGAAACGCCTACCGGCTGACCGGTAGCATACGGGTTCACTCCCAACCCGGTCGCCGTCAAAGGTGCGACCATGCTATTGTCCTTGATCGAAGGCGCGATCCAAGACGTCAAGTTCTATGAGTCCTGGCTGACGGTAACTTCCCCTAAGAGCCTCAGAACCGGCAGCGACATACGCCGAAGTCAACAGACCCGACGTAGTAGGCGTGTTAGCCATCTGACGGAGAATCGGAAGCCAAGGGCGACCGTCGATCAACTGGTGGGCTTGTCTCGCTTGGTTGCGGTTGAGGGTCCCGCCGAGACGTTGGCGTGCCACATCACCAGGCGACGGTACGCCTCCGCCGTTACTGGACTGTGCTGCTCTAGATCGTCTAGGATTGTTACCCCCGGCGGCAGGACGTCGTGCGGCGGGCGCAGGCTTCTGACGGATAGGAATTTGCCTCTGCCCTGCCTCCAACTCTTGAACGTCGCCCTGTTGAAGGTCCGAGCCGTGAAGGCCCGGAGTTTTCGGCTGTTCCAAATCATGGCGTCTCGCAGTCTTCCCCACTCCAGGGGCTCTGGCCTGCCGACCGTCTGGCCGCTGATTCTGTCCACCTCTGGGCATTTATCCAACTCCTGCAAGTACCGATGGAGGAACGCCGGGCGGGGCGCCAGCCTCCTCTTGTGGCGGGGCCCCCTCGCCTGGGGCAGCAGTGATCGCTTCTGCCCCACCACCCTCAACGGCGGCTTGGGCCTGTTCCTGAATCTCAACCTGATATTTCTCAATGACCTCATACAACTGGAGCCCTTTCTTCGCCATCTCATCCCGCAGCTTAGCCCACAAGATCATGTCGAGCTGCCCCATAGCAGCGAGCTGCTGGAAGTTGGCCTTACCGGCATCGTCCATGTCCTCCAAGTCGATCTCACGCATCAGCGTTTCAGCGTCGGAGACGCCAGGCATCTCCTCGATGACACGCCGCCGTGACATCACTTTCGCCTGGTTGGCCTGCATCATCTGCAAGAACCCTTGGTAGCCGCCCAGGCCGAACCCGTACTCTACCATGATGTGATGGTTACCGTCGATGTCTTCGCCCGGCGTATAATCTGTCCGCTGGTATTTGCCCTTGACCAGCGGGATGACTGTCTTCTCGACGTTGCGCCAAAGTTTCTCGTCCATCTTGAATGCGACACGGAGGAGGTTCTGCATGCCGACCGACACCAGATCCCAATACTGTCCGACTACGGTGTCTACCGCTTCGGCGAGCTGTTCGACTGTCTTCGCCGAAACGTAGGAGCCCTTGTTCGCGATCTCGCCCTGACGTGTTTCGGGGTTGCGGTTGAGGACCCTCTGGAACTGGGTGAGCATTTCGATGTCACGGTCAACCTGCAACTGGTTGGGCGGGTCGAGCCGTCCGATCTCGCCGTCGTCTGCCAGCTTGTTGATGACGGCAGGTCCGATCTTCAGAGAAGATTCGAGACCTTTCGCCCAGTAGATCGGGTTGAGGGAACGGTCTGCCGCGGAAATCTTGTATGAGACGAGGAGGGAGACGGCCATCATCAGGGAGATTTGGTCTTTGAACAGGGAGATGCCGCCCTTGCGGTCGCCGCCATGCGACTTGAAGAACCACCCCGGCACCTCGCCGAGGCCGTGTTCTGAGGAGACCATCGAACCTTCGGAGGCGAGCATCCACCATTTCTTGTCTATGTATTCGTGGACGACTACCGTCTTCGTTTCGTCCTTGGTCGAGGAGGTGGCGGATGACATGCCGGTGGTGGGACCGCCGATAGGCGCGCCTTGCGTGGACGCCTTATGTACGACGAGTCCCAAATTGCGTGCTTCCTCACGGGAGATTTCCCGGCGGAAGAGGAGAGAGTCGAGTTCGACGGGCATCCCCGAGGAGGTGCGGGCGAACGTCGGACGGCAGGTCCGAGGGTCGCGGAGGGTCAGCGACGGTTTCTTATCTTTGAAATTGGGACGTACCAACGCTACGGCACGGCCTGCGCCGATGAGCCACCACAGCAGCAGCCACATGAAAATCTTCCCTGACGGTTCTGCTTCACGCAGATACGAATAGCCAATCATCTCGTGCTTCGCAGTGCGAACCATCTCGTTCTTGGTTTCGTTGTAAGGGATGGACTTCAGGTCGGGTATGCGGCCGGCCGTGGTAGCCAGGTCGGACCAGGCGAGACGCACCATGTTGACGAGGGTGCCAACTTCAGCATTGGGGAATCGAGATTTGAACTCGCCGGGGATTTCCCCCTCCCACAGACCGACCATAGTGTCGATCTCGTCGTCGTTCCAGTCGGCTCTTTCGAGCCACATTGAACTGAGCTTATCAAAGCCAGCGTTAGCCAATCGGAGCCTCTTTATCGCGAATCAAGTATCTCCTATTGAAACGCTATTTCGACCCCCTGATATTCCTCCGCAGGCGCAAGGGGGATTTCGATGTAGGATTGTTTGCCATGTTCGGAGATGTGATGTCCGGGCATGACGTCGGGGGCTTCCTGCTGGAACCAGTAGTTGTCGATCATTTTCATGAGGAGGAGGTCGGCGAGCCAGAGGGCCATCGCAATGTCGTTAGGGGGTGCCGGCCAACGTTTCAGCGTGGCGATGAGGTTCTTGGCATATACAACAGATTCCACCCCGGCAGCAGGTATAGAGAGCATGCCCGCTTTCACATACCGGCCGAGCACTGGGATGCCGAGATCGGGGTCGTGTTTCCGTTCGTCGGTGTTCCACTCCGCTATCGTCACCCTGTATTTCATGCCCATCGCCTTCACCCGCGGGTCGCGGGATAGGGCCTTCTGGTAGGCGTTCGACTCGAACTGGATGCGTGTTACGGCTGGATAGGACTTCAAGAATCCTTCTACGAAGAGAGGGATTTGCTCTGGCGACATCCTCTTGGCGCCATAGTCTACCAAATATCTTCGCCGGCATTTCGGACAGGCAGCGAGCACAATCACAGCAGTGAACGAAGCCCGTTTCGTCTTCCCACCACCCGCCGGGTCCACTCCCGCTACGACCATCAACGGGGTCGAGCAGCACTTCACGGGTATCCTCTTCCACGCCCTTGAGCGGTCTAATACCCCTGGTAGAAACTCCACCATCCCCGAGCCGATATCGTGTCCCGTATACACTGGTGTAGTACCGTTGACCGTCTGCGGCTGTGTGTATGTGGAATCGAGAATTTCTGTCGGGAAGTGTTCCATCTCCTTCGACCGGGGCTGCTGATTGTACACCGCTTCGAACAGGGTGTCGTCGCCCAACAAGGCGCGCAACGCTTCCAAATAGTGAAAAGGTCTTAGCTCGTGCCACAGCACACACTCCGTATGATCGGGGTCCTTGTCCTCATCGCACAGATTATAGTCATGCGCTTTCACTTTGCGGATCACAAGCACATGGTTGCCGATAGTCAGCTCCTCCGCAGCAGACTCGATCTTCGTCCACAGGTCCCCGGTAGGGGACGGCTGGTGTGAGCCCAACCCGATGAAGCCGGTGTGTGGTTCGCGGCGGGACATAAGTCCGGTCGCCATCCAATGGTAGTCAGAGTCCGTCTGTGTTTCGGACATCGCCTCTTTGGGTCCTTGGGGGTCGTCCACGAAGATTACGTCGGCGTCGAGCGAGTTGACGTTCGTGCCGGTACCCACGCCTCTCACCGTTCTGGCCTTCGCCTGGACCTCCGCCCCTACGATGTCGAATTCGTCTTGTGCCCATTTCACCTCGTCGTCTTTGAAGGGCCCCCAACCTGCGATCAGATATTCGTTGTGTTCGAGGTGCCATTTCATATGTTCGATCTGCTGTTTCGTCGTCTTCAACGGGCCGTTGTTGAAGATGATGCGGATGCCCTTATCACGGCACATCAGCCACATCATCGTATGCAACGCCAACTCTGTCTTCCCATGCCGGGGCGGTCCCAACAGGATGAACGACATCATCGTCTTCATGTCGAGGATGTTCGAGTTGATGTCAGGTGGGAGGTCCAAATATGAGATGACCCATTGGGGGATCTCCACGGCATGACGGTTCTTCAACGCTACCGCTGCGATGATCCAGAACCATGCCATCTGATGCATGGGGGTGACGAACTTGTTGCCGGTTGTCCTGTCGGTGAAAGCGTTGCCACGCCACGTAGCGAAATTGTGCGGGTCGAGGATGTCGTCGGGGTGTTCGCCTTTCAGACGGGCGTCACGTTCCGACTCGAACCGGTCGCGGATGATCTCCATGTCCTTCTTGATTGTAGCAGGCGACACCGGCCGGTTCGCGCCGGCATGGTTCTTCGGTTCGCCGAAATAGGTGAACACGTCGAACGCGATCTGTTTCATCGACCACGACGTACCGTCAGTCCGCTTCACGAAGTCCTGATGGTAGTTGTAGCGGGTGGGCAGCATCCGCTCGATGTACTCGATGCGGGTCTGCCGAGAGTAGAAGGGGAAACCTGAAGTCACATACGAAAGAACCCCCCGGAATGGGGGGTTCTTCCCTGTGCTAGAGGAGGAGCGTACTCTAGTCAGTGATCTCCGCAGCGTCAGGGATGTCAATGCCGGCCAACAGGTCGGCCACACTCTCCAACTTGTCTGCGCTCTTTTCGTTCCATTCGTGATACCGTTCCTCAGCGGCCTTCTGTCCCTCGTTGATGACCGCCTGGACCTGGACCTTCCCCTGAGCGGTGAAGTCGGCTGCGTCCACGAGAGCCTGCGAGACGATGTACACGCCGGCACCCCAGAGGACCAGTCCGGTCTCCAATACGTCGTTCGCCAGCAGATACGCTGACCCGACCAGGACCATCGCCTTACGTGACGTGACCGCCTTGTTCAACATCCGGGGAAGCCCCTGCGTCAAAGCTGCGACAAGGTTCGGTATGAGAGCTTTCAGCTCTCCTGCGATTCGTTCCACTCCAACTCCTTCTTTTCCTGTTCCCATTCTGCGACCATTTCCGCTGTTACGGGGACCCGTTGCAGCGCAGCCAACAGTCTATCATAGTCCGGTTCTTTTAGCGTATCCATGTAAGCGTCGAAATCTTTGAGGAGGAGTTTGGCCCGTTTGTGCCGGTCGTGGGGGAACTGTCTACTCAAACGGGTCGAACCGGAACTTGTCCATCGCTGCCCGCTGGTAGGATGCCAGTACGAGCTTCGAGAGGCTGTCGTAACGGCGGGGGTCGTCAGGGGCGAACCTGTATTTCACGGTCTCTATCGGATAGCGGGCGTTCTCATATGCCACAGCCACACGACGTTCAAGCGAAGTCGTGCGCCGGCCGGGCCTACTCAACGAAACCCTTGGCGAGCAAATTCAAATCATCAACCAGCTTCTGCTTCTGAGCGACATACCAAGGCTCCAACGACCACACACCCATCCGACGCCTACCAGGCGTCTCCGCCTTCAACGTCTCAGTCAAACCGATAGCCTCCACCAAGATAGAACCGGAACGCCGATGCCGGCCAACATAAGAATCAGCATACTCACCCATCAGCGCCTCGCATAATCTGCATCGGACAACAGAACCGCCAGCTCCTCATGGAACGCCTGCACCCGCTCCTCCACCACCTGCCGGAGAACAGGGTCAGACTCCAACAGTTCCCGCCACCCGCGCATCGTAGTAGAGAACCCGCTCACCATACCGTCAGTAGCCCCCGCCATCACAACGTCAGGGCCGAACTCAAACATTGGCAGCCTCCGCGTCTAACCGTTGGATCTCATCCAACGCACCATAGAACCGCTCATCCTCATACCAAACCTCCATACTGTTAAGATACCAGAAGTCGCGGTCACCCTGCGTCGGAATCCGATACTTCACAAACAGCTCATCGTCAAAGACGACCGGTTCGCCCATCTGCACATGATCGCCAGGACCGCTAAACATCAGAACATCTCCTCTTAGCCAACCAGCGGGCAGTCTCCACATCCCTACCAGACTCCACCGCATCCAACACCTGAACGTTCCAACACTCCAAATACAGTCGGTTACGTTCCGCATACTCAGGAGAGTTCGCCGTCCACAACAGCCACACAGCAAGACCGAAAGTCGTCGCACCCAACACGACCTTCAACCAAAACCCAAACAACGCTACAGACATCTCACCACCATAACACACCAAAAAAAATAGGACAACACCCCCAGGCTTGCCCTGCCCAACGTCCCTACAGGATCAAAGCCCCCCAAAGGGGGCTCCGACCCCTCAGCCACCGCCAAGGTGGCTTCACGGCTGCGCCTGGAGCAACCCAACTGAACAACCAAACATTCCACAAAACAAGGACAACACCTAAAAAAGGCCAGAATGGTACAAACAACAGTACAAGCACACCCAGTGTGCTTGAATATCATCACTAAGGCCCCTATTCAGCCAAATAATAGGGGTCATACGCTACTAAAGCTACTATTCGACCTCAAGGGGGGTCGGGTGGGTCGGGTAGGTTGGCGCGTTACATATGTTTGGACGCTTGTCTAGTCTTGTGTTTAGTATAGGGTCTAGGGTGTGGGGTGGCGTCGGTGTTGGCCAGTGTGATATATCACGGGTATATGTGTGATATGTGTTGACATTGGTGGCATGGTGTGGCATTCTGTAGATAGTGGCCGAGTGAATCGACCATACAAGAGGAGAATGGCAATGGAACAATGTGCAAAGGCTACTCCCCACAAAGATCATCCGATGCGAGTAGAACAGGGTGACACTATCTTCTGTGAAGGCGTCACTGATCATACAGAGGATAGGGAACGGTGGTACACGGTGACAGTGATGGGTCATCCTGTTGACGGTAATACCGACGATTTGGCAGAGGCTAGAATGATGCTAGCTAGGGTCAACCATGAGGAGGCTTTTGACGGAGGCGCGAGCATTACGATAACAGAGGAGCCAATAGCATGGTAATAACTTGTAGTTGCGGGCAACCTAGTGGACGGTTTCAAGATTGGGATGGCAGATTGTTCATAGTGTGTACAGATTGCGCAGATGCTTACGGGCTTGAGGAGGATGATAGCTAATGAAAGATCTGAGATCGATTACATTCGAAACTCACGGGGAGGAGATTCCCCTACATGAACTAGCTGAGATTATAGGCGCGGATCTCCCCTACACGCTGACACCCTATGGGGTCGGGACGTGGGAGGGTAGCGTTAATCCGTCTGTTACCCTAACGTCCTATTCTAGTTCGGACGATTGGCGCCAGATTGTAACGTCCGTCGCCCGTAACTGGCCGGATGAAGATGCGGGCTTCTATGTGAATCATTCGCAGATTGCGACGATAGAGCCGAGCGTAGTTTGGTTTGACGATTATCGCAAAAAGTCTCATGGTGGTTGGATAGAGCTCTCAACTAATGATCGGCCGATCTCATGAGAATCTTCCCATCCGATACCCTAGGCGATCTCGCGTCTAGGGTGGCTGATGTCGCGTGCGATACGCTACATAGTGCCGATGTCGATACGATACGCGAAGGGGTCGAATGGTATCCTAGAGCGTATAGGTTCGCGCGTGATCTCGCGTACTCTGCCGGCATTAGTATCGACCAAGCTAGTGCCATCATGGCCGTCCTATCGCCTAGGCTACGCTGGCAACATAACCTAGACGATGCTGATAGGGTGGCTCATGGGTCTTCCGATAACGTGGCAGCTTTAGGGCCGAACCTTGTGAAAGCTTGGAACATTCTAGAGGCTACCGATACCGATACGATCAATGGTATTGTTGGCGGTCGAAAGGTTCGGTCGTTCTGGCGGAACATCCGTTACCCTAACAATAGCTTAGACGTTACTTTGGACGGTTGGATGGCTACGGGGTTTAGGGGAGCCCTAGAGGCTACTAGCGGATTATCGGATCTTTCGCCTACACGCTGCGCGAAACTGCTATACGTGCGAGGTTCGTATGATGCGATATCGGATGGAGTTAGGGTAGCTGCGGATCGGCATGCCATATCGCCTAGTGCTTTGCAGGCTATCTTGTGGATTGTTTGGAGGGGATCGGCAGAATAGGACTTGACAATGGTTTAGGGTGATGATACGATGACACTATCGACCAGAGGGGAGCAGGAGCATGCAAGCTATATGTTGGGAAGACAATACAGTTACCATCGGAGCAGGAGATTGGACGCGTACTTTGGACATTGTGCGAGTCGAACAATGGGACGCTATCGTACTAGTGGTACGCGACCAGGAGACCGGTGAAACATTCAAGGTTAGGAAGTAGCATGCGACAAAGTGACCGGAGATCTTGGTGGCAGATTGCGAAAGATGACGGCGTATGGCAAGAGTTCGAACTTCGCCGGCCAGAGAAAGGTAGCAAGTAATGGACGCAATACACAAGGAATCGTTTCATCCAGAGTACGGGCGAACCACGTTCTGTGGGATCGACGCTCAGTCTGACCAGATTGAGGCGGAATGGTCGGAGGTTGATTGTTGGGAGTGCGGTGCGATAGCCGGCCGTGCGGACGTTCTAGAAAGAGCAGGAGTATTGTGAGAAACGAACTAAAGCACACCGACCATGCAGGAGAGTTCTGCTTTGCATGTGAGGAGATCGGACAGCGGCGGAAGCATGAGCAGCGGATGATCGTCTGCTCCTGCGGATGTGGGGCCACAATGCCGGATGACGGCCGATGCGAATGCGGCCGGCCGATTGGCCACTCATGAGGGCCATGAGAGTGTCTAATCGGGAGGCCGGCAAAGCTATCAGGATGCGTGTACCGTTTCAAGGGTCAAACCTGCGAGGGGTGGAGGGTAACGACGAAAGCGTAACCCAGGGATATCTACCGGCCGATGAAAGCTGGGAGGTGCCCGACATGTACTTTAAGCCACGGTATATTGTCCTGTCTTATGACACGCCGATAGCCTGGTGGTATAGGGGTGAAGGGTGGACAGTGCCGGATGTGAAGTACTCGCCGACCACTAGCAAACATCAGAATATTGTGAGGAGGGCCATCGCATGACGTTAAACCCAGTGGACGCATGCCCCGAATGCGGGTTTGTCGAGCTCGTGCCACTAGGCATGCTGGGTGACCTGCGATGGTACCGATGCCGGCAGTGTGGGGCAGATTCAAACCAGGATGACCTGATCGAATATGAGGGAGTGTGATGGGCGAATACATAGAAGTTAAAGCGGTCAGCGGCCGATGGGTCGGCCCGTACAGGGTCATCAGCAGAGACGATCCCGCCCGTCAGGGGAGGGTCCAATACCATCTGACCGACGCCAACCAGAACGTATGGGTTGATCCTAGATGGATCAGAGATTGGAAGGGCCGAGCATGAGGGAGCTATTGTATGTACACGCAGCACACTGGTGTGCACTGTGTCAGGCACTGGTGGCGCATGCCGGCCACGGTCACATTGGAGGCTGGCTATGATTAACGGAACGCCGATGACCGACCGAGAGTTCTGGGCGCACTTCGAAGGCCGGCACGACATGGCCATAATCGACGGACTATTGGATCTCATGTTGGTGGAGGCTCACCTGTTGGCGGAGCAGACTGATACGATCCCGCCGGCAATGCCCATCTACGAGGAGGACTTGACATGACAGCAACCGGAAAGCATATCAGTCTCACAGACTGGCGGGGATTCGTCACCGTCATGCTGCTGCTGATCGTCTTCAATCAGATGATGGTGATGCGAGAGATCCGCGCCAACCACGCCGAACAGACCGCCAACCTGGAGTACCTGATCGAAGGGCAATGGACAGCCGAAGACTACGACAGGGCCGGCTACCGGCTGCTGGAGCTCCCATGAGCAGAACCTCATGGCAGGATGCGTTAGACCGGATACCACCAGAACCAGAGGTAACAATGGCAGACATTCTCCCGAGCGGACAATCACAATGCGTAGAGTGCGGCCGAATCTTCGACATGCACGACGACCTCGACGCCAACGAATGGTATTACGGTCACGACTGTGACCCCACCGTGCTAATCGGAACCGCCCGCTAGGATTGCAAACGTAGGTTAGGTTAAGGGTCGCGAGGCGACCCCCAGTTAACTAGGTTAACCTAACTAGGTTAAGCGTTTGCAAGAGGAGAACAATGCAATCCATCTACACCATCAGAGGCACCTACACTATGGAGATCCAGGCAGGATCTCTAGCCGAGGCAGAAGAAATAGCCGAGGCAGCCGAAGCATCCTCTCTCATCTACATCGAACCATTCCCCGGCTCCGCTCTAGGCTACGGTTCTACCCGTAACCTGATCCGATCCGCAGACTTCATCGTCAATGAATCCCAACACATGGAGGCATAACCCTATGGCCAAGAACGAACGGCCGGTCGATCCCGGTTTCATCTCCACCGAAACTATCCACACCGAGCCGACCGAGACCTCCGAACGTGAGATCGAAAGGGCATTCGAAGACAGCGAACCAGGACAATTCACCCGAGCTCCAGCGCCGGCACTGCTACTCGCACAGGCAGCATACGCCACCGCATCAGCAGCACATGACCGAGGCGGATTCGTAGAATCCAACAACCAGAACATCCGATCAACCGCCATCATCAACTGCCTGTCAGCCATCCTCGACCACCTAGACCCCGACAACAGATGACCAACCCGCAAGGGACAGAATGGGAAACCGAATGGTGCCAACTAGCCAAAGACCATGCCCTACCCGCAATGCGACTCGTGAAGCAGGGCGTGGCCGGCGAACCCGACACGGTAATCGGCAACCCGCACCCCGACAGCGTATACGACGTCATCCCCGTGGTCGCATGGAAACGACTCGCATCTAAGAAACCAGGACAGAAGAAACGTCGGCCAGACGGAGAACGTGACGTAGTAATCATGCGAGCCGAAGACTTCATGTACCTGATACACATGTACACTTCGGTACATGGTGAAGCGCCGACCGTGATGGCGCAGAACAAGTGGACAGAGAAGCTGAACGTGACCCGCACTTTGGATGGGCTGCGTAAGGGGATAGGGGAGATTTACGGATGAAAGTTCTTGGCATCACCGGCTACATGGGCGCCGGCAAAGACACCCTATACGAACAGATCGCCGGCATCAAATGGCCTGGGAATGTGGCACGCCTAGCGTTCGCAGACGAGATCCGATTCGAGATCATGGAAGAACTCAACGGTGGCCGGCACCTGTCGGCACTGTACAACAAACCGTATTCGCCTACGGTGCGAGCTCTGATGCAGTGGTGGGGCACAGACCTGCGACGTAAGGTAGACCCGGACTACTGGGTTGACCGGTTGCGGGTCCAGATTGAGGAGTCCGCGAGAGACATCGACGGCGTAGTGTGTATCACCGACGTCCGCTACGACAACGAAGCGAAGATGATCCAAGAAATGGGCGGGAAGGTAGCAATGGTACAAGCCTCTGTACGTACAAGAGCCGCCAGGCTGGGTCTCGGATGGGATGAGCTGGTAGCGGCGAGCTCCCACCAGTCAGAACAACTCCACCTTGGCCTTGCCGACTACCTGATCGACAACGACACAGGCAGTCGGCAAGGCCCGATGGTGTTGCCGTTGGACATGGCCGAATGGTTGGGCATCCTAGGACCAGCCGAATGACACCCTGGTTCTGCCCCCAATGCCTCGCACCCGTCGCAGACAAAGGCGACACCTGCACCGAGAACTGCTACCGCATGTGGTTCCTCACAAGAAAAGTAAACAAAGGCTTGACAACCCTCGCCGAAGGCGATACGATACCCAAGAACCAGAGCATCCAACCCTGGTACCTGGACAGAGAGAGCACATGACACAGATCCTCATACCCTCATTCGTCAGAGCATCAGACGTACACACCGGAATGGTAGACTGCCAGGCACAGTCAATGATCCCCTACCTGTACCCTGAAGACGTATTCGAGGCTACATGGTTCGGCCTGGGTACCGGCTGCCATGCTGGTATCGAGTATGCGATAGACATGGAAGCCGGCCTGGCAGAAACCATCGACTACACCTTCACCGTTATATCCGATTGGATATCAGATGTCGGCAGAGAGAACATCACAGAATCGGGATCTGCCCGTGCCAAACGCAGCCTGGCCACCATCTTCGAAGATGCCGAGCTGAACATCCGAGGATGGTTCGATACTGTGCCGCCGGGAGCTCCGAACCGTGACCTCCTCTATTCGAATCTGTCGTGGCCTCCCCGCACAGAGACATGGCTGAAGCTGACAGGCGGGCCACAGTACCCTATCAAAACGCAGTCCGACGCCCTCTTCCACACACTCGACACCCAAGACCCCTACTTCGTGGACTGGAAGACCGGATCGTCCAAGTCTGGCCGGCCCATGCAACTCCAATTCTACTACTACACCTGGAAGAAAATGATGAATGACCCATATGCGGTCACATCTACGCCGGCATCAGTCGGCCACTTCCAATACACCACCCTAGGCAAAGCAGCAGACGCAGGCGGCTACTGGGGAGACGACGTAATCGAACGGTGGATCGAACGGACCATAGCCTACAAGAAACATGGGAAGGACAACGGCTACCTGCCAGCCACCGACTGGTGGTGCAACTACTGTGCATCGAAGAAGAGATGCCCCGTCTTCGACGGTAACTGGACCGACTACATGAACCGTCACAAGCGGGCAGAATGGACAACCACATGAACATCCCATCATACCCCAAAGTCCGCAACCTAGGCCACCCAGACATCGACGGCCTCCTCGACGGGCCCATTACCATCCAAGAGAAAGTAGACGGCTCCCAATTCTCATTCATGTGGGACGAGAGCGGCACACTGTGGGCACGGTCGAAGGGTAAGATGCAGGCCGGCCCCGGCATCGAAACAGACAAGATGTTCCAGCCGGCGATAGACTACCTCTCCGGCCTCGCCTCCATCGACCCCCAACTCGAACGGGGACCAACCATCTTCCGGGCAGAGTACATGTCGAAACCGAAACACAACACCATCGCCTACGATGAGATGCCGCACAACGGGCTCGCTCTCTTCGACGTAGAGTACGGACAGGACAGATTCCAAACCGACGTGGCCCTCTACGCTTGGGCTGGCGCTCTCGGCATCAGCTACGTGCCAGAGTTCGCCAACGAACACGGCTCGTTCGTCAACATGAAAGCACTCGACAACTATCTCGACCGGGACTCGTTCCTTGGAGGGTCGAAAGTTGAAGGTATCGTTATCAAGAACCGGACCCGGTTCGGAGCAGATGGTAAGATGCTCGCCGGGAAGTACGTGTCCGAGGCGTTCAAAGAGGCACATAAGAAAGATTGGAAGGGACGGAATCCTGGTGGCCAGGATGTGGTTGGACAAATAGTGGAGTCGGTCAATACTGAAGCCCGCTGGGAGAAAGCGGTGCAGCACCTCGCCGAGGATGGGCTACTCACTCACACGCCGAAAGACATCGGCCTCCTCATGAAGGCCGTCAAGGACGACGCCTTCAACGAAGAGAAGCACTGGATGATGGCCCAAGTGTGGAACTGGTCGTCGCCTCAGATCATGCGGGGCCTGGGACGTGGCCTGCCAGAATGGTACAAGCAGAAGCTCGCCGAACGACAGTTCGCAACACAGGAGGAGTCATCGTGACACCGACAGACAAACAAATCGCAATCAACGACAGCCATACGGCAGCAGCCAACGCACTAGCCAGCCAAGAATGGGCGTCGCTCGAAGCATTCGCAGACGCAGTGGCCACACTGTCCCGTCTGCTGGTGGCTGACAGGTTCGTCCAGATCGAAGGTGCCGCCGCTGTGGGTCAGGCAGCGCCGGCAAACCCTACGCCGCAGCCGAGCGGGAACTGGGGAGGGCAGGCATCAGCTACACCACAGTCTAACGGCACCCCAGAAAGGTACGTGCCCATTCCGGGCGACAACCCAACCGAGAAGCAGCTCAACTACATTAGCCTCCTGTTGACCGACCACGGTCAGAAGATCGGCCCGGTGAAGGGGAGCCTGTATCTGCCTGATGGTCAGCCTGACATGGGTACGATTGGTACTTGGAAGCGGAAGACTGTGACTGAGTTGATCGGCGAGTTGAAGGCTATCGCAGGCGTCTAACAAGTTTGTGGGTAAGAGGCTCCGACGTATACGCTTGCAAGCGACCTTAGGGTTGCGGACGGAGTTGGCTACTCGACCAGTTAAAGGCTGGCTACCCACATTAACCACCGCCATGAAGGGACCAACCCGTTGAAGGGTGGGTATCCCGAGGCATGCAGAGTAGGCGACTGCTAAGGAAGTCCCGTTCGAGTCGGGCCGGTGGTACTGGCACCCTAGGAGATGGGCGTTGTGGAAGCCCAAGTATCCACAGTACGAGACTAGGGTGCCAGCCTTTACAAGCTAGGGCGGATAGGTGACCGAGCTGGACTGTAACTCCGGTGCCAGAAGGCTATTGCAGGTTCGACTCCTGCTCCTAGTACCATTTGAGAGGAGAGCATGCAATCACTAGCCCAAGCAATGTCCACCAAAGGCACCGTAGGCACCCGCCTACGACTACCCTACTGGGACCTACAATCCCGTGTCAAAGCACACACCAAAGAACTCATCGTCGCAGCCGGCGGGCCAGGCGGAGGCAAGTCCACACTCGCAGTCAACATCGCCATGCAAGTAGACTACCCCGTACTCTACTTCGCACAAGACCAAGTACCACAGATCCTCTCCCGCCTCTCCGCCCTAGGCATGGCAGAGAAAACAGATCGGATCTACGAACTCACACAGACACCAGAAGGCCGAAACAAACTATCGACCGAGCTCAAACGGAAAGTCCGCAAAACGTTGGTAGTGCAGGGCGGTAAACTCCACCCCGACCACATGTCAGAGAGGATCGAAGCGATGCGTGAATGGATCGGCTACTCGCCGCCCCTAGTCATCATCGACAACATCATCGACTCGATCATCCCCGGCAAGAACCACCACGACACATCGTTCTACGCCGAACAGCTCCCCATGCTCAAGACGATGGCCGAGGAACAGGACGTCCTAGTCATGGCACTCCACCATGTCGTCCGTAAGGGCGACGACGATGCCGGCCTGGGGTCTAAGCCTATGAAGATGACCGACCTGTTGTATGCTGGGGAGCGGGAGGCGGCACATGTGTGGGGTGTCTACCATACGAAGGGTGGTATACGCGATCAGATATGGGTGCAGGTGTTGAAGCAGCGGGATGGTGAGGCGAAGGCCGATGGTAGCCTGTCGTTTCCGTTGACGTGGCATCCGGCTATGGGCCGGTTAGAAAACGGAGGAAGATGATATGAAGCTAGTAATACGGATCAACACCGCCGCAGTCTGGGCAGTAGCCGGCATGGCATGGGCCGGATGGCTCTACGAACCTGCCAAGTGGCCGCTCTGGACTGTCGTCAGCGTGGCGATGGGAGTCAATGCAGGAGTGCTCTACTGGCAGGAGGATCGGATATGAGCAGAGGTCCGGGCCGACCCCGCAAATTCACAGGCGGAGACATAGCCCTCGTAGTAGAAAACGCCATGACCATCCAAGGATACGAAACCGCCATCTTCCAACCCGTCATCATCTACGACTACCGATACGACTACCCAGGCATACACCAAAAAGGCCAATACCTCACACAAAGAATCACCGGAGCCCCATACTACACATCCTACGGGGTAACGTCCTGGAGAAACAGCCACGACATACACCCCATCCACACCTACTACCCGCTATTCGGAGCACGCCGCTCCGAATCCAACTACCGAGACTGGAGGCGTAATGTCGAGTTTGTATACGACGGACAAACCACTACTGATGCGCCTCGTCCTTGACCACCACAACGTCCACTACCATGACGGCCGGCACGGATATCAGAAGATATCCTGCCCCGGCCCCATGCACGCCAACGGAGACCGGCACCCATCCGCCTCCGTCAACATGACCGATGGTATGTTCACCTGTTTCGCCTGCGGCATGCGAGGCGACGGATATGACCTGATGGAAGAGATGCACGGGTACACTGCGAAGAACGTGAACGAAATGTTCGGCCTGGAAGGGGCGAAAGAGGGAGCTGACGACACATGGCTATTCTAAAATGGTAGTACACCGCCTCAAGGGCGGCATCAACCAGACCCTACCCCCCCGAGAGTTCAAACCTCGACCATTCGAAACCGGGTGGCTCAACGGACAACAGAACCTCACCACAGGAGCGGTCGTACATCGAGAAGCGAACTGCACCACCATCACCTCCAAACCAAACCCCTCCCCCTACCTAGTCACCATCATCGACACCGAAGAACACGGACAAGTACTAGCCAAAACACCCACCCAACAAGACCGAGAAGTCGTATACAACTCGTGGACGCCAGGAGCTGTCACCCAGTGGAAATGGTGCCACCACTGCGCCGGCATGTGGACAGACGAAGAACTATCAGCCATGTGGGACCAAGCCACCTGCGTGACCGAAGGTCATCCGACCTCGACGTTCTTCCCCGAAGGGAGGATCAACGCCACAGCCTACGAAGCAGCCAAAGAAATCTGCGGCCGCTGCCCGGTCAAAGCCAAATGCGCGGCACAGGCCTACGACACCAAGCAGCCGGCAGGAGTGTGGGGCGGCATCAACTTCAACGACCGGGCCAACAAGTTCGCCCTACTCGCAGCCGACCCCGACATCATGGCCGAAGTACGCTCACCCGACAAACCCGGCCGCAACATAGGGAAACGAGACTACGCATTCAAACGTAAACATGCCATCGACGGCAAGCCCGGCACCATCGGCAGCCTATCCCCGTCTGAAATACAACGGGGCCCGTTCGCAGGGTGGGTCAAAGCCAACCGGATCGAACTGCCCAACAACCAGTCCCGACGCAACTGCGACAAGGACGGTCACAAACGTTTCGCCACCGCCACCACATGTCAGACCTGCTTCTACGATGCGAAGTGGGCGAACATACTGTGGGTGAAGGAGAACCATGCCGATAAACAGTATCCCTGAACCCGCACAGCCGACACCCGTAACAGCCGGGACCACCTCGCTCGATGAGCTCGCCGAGGCGAGAGGACTCCCCGCTACCCTGCTATCCGAGGTAGGCATATACGCAGGGGACACCGGCTACAAGATCCCCTACCCCAACCTGACAGGCATATGGTACGAGAGAGAGATGCCATACTCCGGCTACCCCAAGTACCTGTCACCCAAGGGTGCGGAACCGCACCTGTACAATCCGAAACAGATCGGACCCGACGTCGGATCAGTGTGGATAGCCGAAGGCGAGTTCGACACGCTCACCCTCATCAACCTGGGTGTCAACGCTGTGGGCCTGCCGGGCACAGGGACGATGACACCCGACGAGGACGGCGAGACGAAGGGCAGGTTCCGTAAGGCATGGGTCCACCTGTTCTGGTCGTGCCGGCCCATCATCATAGCGATGGACCCCGACGAAGCCGGACAGAAAGCAACCCGAGGACTCAAAGTAGCATGGCCGCATGCCGTCGTCTTCGAGAACGAACACTACGACGACCTGAACGACTGGTGGTTGAAAGACCCTGAGGGATTGAGAGCAGCAGTTGATACGCACCGACCCCAAACTGAACAACATCCTGAACCCGAGAAGCCAGCTCTGCAAACAGGCGGAGATGTCATGCCGCCGCTCGTTGCTGTTGGAGATGATCTGCTCCGACCACCTTACTGAACATGGAGGGGACCCCGACTATGCGAGCCGGCGGCTACCATTGCACAAGCATCGGAAGACCCTGGTGCACAGCAGCGTTGATAAGGTAGGACTCCCCTGGTGGTTCTTCTTCGACGGCTGGCCGACCGTATTCAAACACTATCTTGACGGAGGACTGAGGCGGAGTAGGGAAGCTACGATGGCGTGGCTCCCCGAGGAGAACGTAGCAGCCATCATGAAGGATGCGAAAAAAATTGGATACACCTACACCAACCCTGAGTAAACGTGGACTATTAGAGCCGCCCGCCAAAGGGCCGGCTGTCCTGTTCTACGACATCGAGACCACCCCTGCACTAGCATGGGTGTGGTCAGCGTATGACACGAACATCATCGACATGCACACAGGGTGGAGGCTCCTCTCGTTCTCATACAAGTGGAAGGGCAAAGCCCAGGTGGACTTCGCCAGAGTCTACAAACTTGACGACACAGGCGCAGTAGACGACCAGTTTATAGCAGAACATCTGCATGCGCTGTTCGATAGGGCAGACATAATCGTCGCTCACAACGGTGACAGGTTCGACCGTAAGAAGTCGAACGCCAGGTTCGCAGCTCACGGCCTGACGCAGCCGGCCCCATACCAGACGGTAGACACCCTTAAGATGGCGAGACGCAACCTGAGTCTGATGAAGAACAACCTGGCGGAAGTCGCCAAGTTCTTCGGCATCGAGCAGGGCAAGGTGTCTCATCCCGGCTTCGAAATGTGGCTGGGATGTATGAACTTCGAAGCGAAGTGGTGGAAGCTGATGGAGCGGTACAACCGGCAGGATGTGAAACTGTTGGAGAAGGTGTATGATAAGTTGTTGCCGTTCGCTGCGGCGCCCGGTCAGGGCGGCATGCCCAACTTGGGAGTGTACGCAGACAGGTTCGCATGTAAGATATGTGAGCATACGAAGGGTGAGAAACGTGGCTTCCACTACACGAACGCTGGGAAGTATCAGACGTGGCGATGCCACAAGTGTGGGTCTTACAGTAGGTTCATGAGACGCGAACCACAATCAGAAGGGGTGATGAGATGAAGTCAGAGATCACCGTCAGAGTGAACGCCGAGGAAATGTCCTACAAAGAGACGGACGGCATAACGCTCGACCAGAGGATCATGTTCTTGACAGCTATCGCCGATTTCGCCCAGGCCAACCTGCGGAGATCATTGAACGCGAAACTGGACCTAATTGACGAAGAGATCGAGAGGATACGATGACCGATCAGAGGCAAGACGGCGCAGAGAACATGATCCCATACGTCGTCACCAAAATAGGGGCACTCGGAGCCGGCGGCGGGCAGCGAGAACCAGGCTACTCCGACATGTCGCCCATCTCCTACACCGTGTACGCCCCCGACGCCGCTACCGCCAAACTACGAGGCGCCGAAATGTTGGGTGTGCCAGCCCACCTCGTCCAGGCGGTCCATTCGGAGTACATGTCTGCCGGCTGGACGGCTGAAGAGCTCCGTGCGATGGCTGACACGTCTGATGAGGGGCAGCAGGCGTCGGGGCAGATGGCCCAGTGGGCTAAGAAAGACGGCCGATGATTGTCGGTGAGCTCTGGGCATGCGAAGACTGCAACCAACCCTACTCCCACCCCAACGAAGGTGGACTGGTCGGCATGACCCACAACTGCGGAGGAATCACCTCCGATAAGGGTGGGATCTACCGTAAAGTGTCCGACATCACCAAAAAAGACGGTAAATTCTACCTGATTACACGAGAAGGCGACGAGGAACAGACAAAATGGCCACTGTAACAGCAGACGATCCCACCACAGCCCCTGAGATCACTCAGGAGCCCGTCCCAGACCAGACAGGCCAGACAGGCCCAACCATCCCCTGGGATGACGACGACGGGGCAATCATAGCCAACATTATCAAAAAACTACAGGTATTCTCCCGCACCAAGAAATCCTACCAGCTCCGACCCCGAGAGGTGGACACACTCACCCGATATTTGGCACTCGCACACTTCGAACGGGTCGATCTGCTATCGAAGAACAATGCGCTAGGGCAGATCCTAGAAATGTCAGAGAAGAAATGGTGGAAGAAGGGAAAGAACAAATGAGAACAGTACGGATCGCACTAGCGGTCATCGTCTTCATGCTAGGAGCAACCCTAGCATTAGCAACCGAAGTGACAGAGAACCGCATCGACTGTGGCACCGACTCGACAGTCATCGTCACCTTCTACATCGAAGTCACCGACGACACCGTAGTCCACTACACTGACGTCATGGACGACGTATGTGAAGGAACCTATGTGGGGCCGGCAGTAGACGCTGACACGGTGAACCTGTCCGACCCTGTTGCAGAATATGTGCCTGTTGCAGATCCCGTGGAACGGGACCTTTTCCGCAACGGTAAGTGGCAGTGGAAGTAGCCCTATGGGCTCTGGTCGGGATGGTGACGATCATTGTTGCTGTCGCATTCTGGGGGGAATGATGGAAACGATCACAGCACGCACCCTCTGCGAACATGGGCTAGGCTGGGGACATCAGTCGCCGGGGGACGTCTGGTGTACTAACGGTCAGGGGGACATCCGCCTGTCCCGCATCTGGTTCTGCGAATATCCCGACACTGCCGACCCGAACTGCTACACCGAACATCCCGACCCGAAACCGGATAAGACATCTCGACCGCACAAACATGCGACGTG